GCCCCTGACAAGTACTTCTGTACTATCAGGTAAACAATGGTTGCCCTCAAGAAACACTCTACGCGGTTGCTTCTTCTTAGACTGCTTCATAGGATGCCACATACGGTCTTGGAAGTCTAGCCCTGCGTTGATGTCCTTCTCGTAGTTAGCACCATTGAAAGAAGCCTTACCCTTATCAAAGCTACTCAAGGAAGGCAAGTCCCATTGGTCCCCCATGTTCACTACAACATCAGGTTTACGGTCTTTGATGAATTGCCCTAGCCAGTCTGCCCTGTCGTTATTGTGGTCGGGGTGGGCATGTTGGTCAGGAACGATTAGGTAATCTTTACTCATTAGTATCCCCACTTTCAATAATGATAGGATCAATAGAGGTCTTAAAGTGACGGACCCATACGAAGGCTTCTTCTACAGTCTCGAAGTACCACTCTACATCGGATACTACACCCATATGCTCTATCTTAACCAAAAGGTATGCCTCATAATCATCAGGGCCACCCCAATCGTATTCCTCAAAGTCACTCTGAGTAAATGGCCCATCAAGGACACAGTACACAGAGATAGGGCTATCTTCTTTATCTTCCTTCATAAGACCTGTGAGGTTAAGCCCAAACCTAGCGATAGTCATACCTAGCGTACAAAGGTACATTCCGATGCCTACTTTAACGCTCATGTTCTATTCCTTTAACCATTCTTCTGGTATTACTTTATCTGCGTATTTGAACCCATGCTTATCACACCAACCACCATAAGTCTGTTTACTCCCTTTGTAAAGTTTAGACTTACTGTTGCTAAAGACAAACCTAATGTCCAACTCAGGGTGTCTCTCCTTAATCAAGAGGTGCTTAGACCTATCGGAACCTACAAACCTACCTTTCCCTTCGATTATGATACCATTATGTAGTTCAAAGTCTGGCGTGTATGTGGATAGAGGACGTTGGTACTTCAACCTTAGCTTCTCGTATTCGTAGGTTATACCACAGTCCTCTAGCTGCTTTGCGATCTTGTACTCAAGACCTGATCTGAAGTGTTCCCTTTTAGCTGTCATTAAGTAGCTCCTCCCTTAGTACAGGGGCCTCCCAGATTTGACCTTCGTAACGTCTAAGGTGCAAGAGTTTTGCATTTTCTATTAACCTTTCATATGGATCACCTTCTAAAGTAGGGTGCTTTTGGTAGGCCTCTAAACAAGCGTTAAACAAGTCTTCTTCAGTTGTCAAGCCTTTAAGTATCCCCTCAGCTTTCTTTGGGCCAATGCGAAACAGCCCTAAGATATTGTCCGCCCTATCTCCTGTGAGAACTTGAGAGTAAAAGTATCTTACAGCGTCTACTGTAGTGGAATACTTCCAAGTACCCGTCACAAAGTTAAACATCCAGCTATTTATCGTTAGGAAGTCTTTGTCTTGGCTACAGATAACAGTAGTCTCAGGGTCTCCTCTAGCCGAAGCAATACCAATTAGATCATCAGCTTCTTCTCCTTGTGACACTACAGCACCCCACTTGTCTATAAGGTGTTGCCTAGCTTCTGGTAGGTTCGTAGGTTTAACCACGTCCTTACGATTACCTTTGTATGGCGTAGTCTTAGCTACCTCAAAACGAAAGTTTCCCCTCCCCGTGAGGTAGCACTCTAGGTTATCCTTAGTGGGGAATACTACAGTCTGACCTACAATATAATCCATTAGGGCGTCTACTTTGTCTATGGTGTCGTCTGGGTGGCTTCCCTCCGTGCCTGCTGCTGCCCTGTAACAAATTATGTCACCATCAATGAGGCACTTTGAGACCGTCTTTGGTTTAGAACACAATGTTAAAAGCCTCCTTATTAAACCCAAGAAGTTGTGCTGTGTAATTGTAGTGCAAAGCAGCTTCTTCTTCGGAAGTAAAATAGCGACCACCACACCTCTTACCCATGTGCTTTACGGAAGATTGCCACCTTTTCCTAGCAACAATCCAGCACACACCACGGTATCTTGAGGACACCCCATCTCTCGATCTAGCGTAAGACCTATTGTTTTGTTGGTTCGTCAAAACACGGAGGTTTTCTGGTCTGTTGTCATTAATATCCCCGTTGATATGGTCTATCACATCGTCCGGCCAAACCCCGCAGTGTAGAAAATAAATCACACGATACCCAAGGTAGTAACGTCCCCTAAACTGTATCTTCAGCCTACGTTTACCCCCTTTGATTTCGTGTCCGACAGGTTTCTCACATCCGGGTGCACCGTACAGTTTCTTAACGAACAGTTTACCTTCTTTGGTGTAAAAGTGTTCTGTTAGGTCATTTAGCTCTTGGTCTGTAGGGTGTCTACAGGACGCCATTAGTAAACTCCTTCTACGAGTAATGGTGCAGCTACAGGAAACTGTTTCTTTAGTTCTTCGTACACCTTCTCAGCTACATACCGTGTCTCTTTCTGTGTGTCCTTGCTTAGGCGTAGTTTACACATGTTAGCGAAGGCTCCTAGTGTACCACTATGTGTCCACGAGGTTATAAGGTCTTGTGGTAAGTGACCCCTAGCCTGCTCAGGAGCTACCCCATCAGATAGCATAGCGTTATACCGTTCTAGAGCCTCCACATTAGCTAGGTGTACCTTACGTTCCCAATCCTTGGTGTTCTTATGTAACCCACCTGAGCCTTGCTTCTTGTCTACAGCAGCATCACGATAGTCATGGCGATAGAACTCTACATCGTCAGTGATATACCTACGAGAATACTCACTCATAATGAGGTACTCATGCTTAACTAAGTGACGCGCTACAAAGATAGGGGCCTTAATCTCGAAGGAGAAGAACCCATGATTAAAAGGTGTATCGTGGGTAGGTGTATTACGCCATTGCCAGAGTAGTTCTGGGTGTTTTGATAAGTCAGTGTCAGCGTACTCGTGCAGCAGTACTTCAAAGTCATCCGCAGTCATACCCCTAGCCAAGAACTCTAGTAAGCGTTTGTCTTTCTCCTTAAGTACTTTGTTCCTACTGTATGGCCCTAAGTCACCAACAGTAAGGTCCCAAGTACTACGCCTCCCAAAGCTCTTACGTGCAGCATTGACGATACCAAGGTCAGAACCTGTAGGTGGTACATCAGGGTTCAGTTGTACAATGATTTGGTTTTCACTCACCAGTGGTCCTCCTCATCTTTATCATCTAGTTTCTTCTTACCTTCGACTACGATAGCTACAAAGACACCAAAGATAAGCAATGGCACAAAGACAGTAGGGGAAAAGGCAATCAAACCCGCAACAACCCCTAGCAACACGAACAGTACAATCGTACTAATGGTAGACGCTACCCAGTTATTCATCAGCTACACTCCTCTTTCCATGCGAAACTACCATTGCTAGGGCAGTATATTGCATACCCACGTTCGATAGCCTGTGATTGCCAAAACTCATCGTTTGTAGTTATAGACGACATATAAATCAGTGCCACTGACGTAATTAAAAGCATAACAGATTGTACTTGTAGCATCAGCTTTCACTCCAGACTTCATCACCATCACTCTTAATGACACCCACCTGTTCTACATAAGTATAACCAGCAGATCGTGCAGCATCAGCAAGGAAGTCTACAAGGTCTTTAAGGTCCATATCCTCCTTGTCTCGTTCAAGCATCATAGTTTGTGTACCTGTGTATTCACAATCTTCTTCGTATAGAAAGGTTACTTTAGTCATGTTATTCTTGGCCCTCTTCTAGAAGTTCTTGGGCAAAGCTGTAGCCATCCCAATTATCTACACCAGCGTTCTCAAGTGCGTTAAGCCAATTACTATCCTCAAGTAATGACTCATACTCTTTCTTAGTGATTGTAACCATATCTTCCATCAGAAGCCTCCTTCGTTAAGTGATGCAGGTTCATATTTTACGTGTTCCACAATTTTTATGGCTTGCATCTCTGCGATCTTATCTTCCCACACGTTAAACTTAACTACTACGACAGAACCATTACCAATCAGACCATCGGTATCCTTGTCCCAAGGCTTAACACCATCTTGGGTATCCTTCACGATAACTGGTGCCCCCATCACTACACCCTGCTCACCAGTAGTCTTGTCTGTGAACTTGGGGTTAAAGTGCTTGCGAGTACACTTGTAGTACAGATTACCTTCAGCGTCTTCTTTCCACAGTTGCGCAGTCATACCCTTGTTAGGGATACCATCGGCAATAGCCTTCTTCTTGGCTTCCTTAGTAACAAACAGGTTAATGACGTACTGACCTTGGATGCTCTCCAGCTTGTTACGCTGGTCTGATCCTTCTGGCAGGTTCTTACCAAGGTCTTGATCCCCTTCGAATACTCGTGCGTATTGTGCTGTGCCTTCGATGTATACTGTAGCCATGTTTTTAGTCCTTTATCTACTGCGTGTTACCCTATTATATAAGTCCTTTTCCGGAGGAAATACAACAGGTTATTGTTTATATAGTATAAGTGTTGCCTTTAAGACTCACTAATGGACGGAGGCGTAGGAACTCCCGAATTGAATGTCACTGGTAATCTCTACGTTTAGCTTCAGTGTCTCGTTTACCTCTCTCATAGCTTCCTGTAGTAGTTCCTTTTGCCGATGTTCATTGCCGATCTTTACGTATGACAGGTGTTCATCGTGCATCTGTAGTGAAAACACAAGACCTTTCTGACGGCATTTCATAAGCCATAGGTCAAACACAAAAACACCAGTACCTTGGTTTAGCGTAGAGAAAGCATCTTTAGCAAACCTTAGGCTGTAGTAAAACCCAGAGACAGGGTTCTTTAGGTACATACTACCATCTTTTAAGGTCTTGATATACTGCGCCTTAGCAATCTCCTTTACTGACCAGTTACGCTCCCAATAAGCCTCAATAAGGTCTTTACACCTTTGGACGCTCATGCCAGTTTGCCTACTAAGTGTAAGCTCTCTAACACCATAGATACCAGCATAGTTAGCAGGCTTAAACACATTACGTACAGCTTTAAGCTCTGGTGCTTTACCTTCGTTGTACAAGTCAATCTGATCTTGGGTGACTTCCCCAGCGTGTTTAGCCAAATCCAAATGTTCGTCGAAGCCTTCAGCACTCATCTCAGTTACATAAGCAGGGTCATAGTCCCACATATAATGTCGCTTAGTGTTACTCTCTAGTGAAACAACATCAGCACCACATACAGTCGTTCCTTGAGGAGCCACAATACACCCGCGTATCTCCTCACCCCAAGGGCTACCTACCTTAGGTAAATTAACGATAGGCGCTCTATGCTTAAAGCGTAGGGTATTCGTAAGACCACCAGCACTAGCTACCACATGACCATTACTATCAGCACTCTCTAGGAAACCCTTAAAGATGCTCATACGGTGGGAGGCTACAGTCAAGCCCTCAAGATGCTCAATACCCGGTTCCTTAGCCTTTAGCTTGAGTACACTATCTGTAAGCATACCCTTACGTGGGTCACTAGGAGAACTATAGCGCACTTGTTCAATCTTCTTTTCTTCCCCTGTCTTCTTGTTCCTATCGAACTTATACGTACAGGGCTTCCAACCTAAGCTGTAGAGCCATTCCTTGACTTGGCTAGGGCTATTGGGGTTGCCATCCTCGTGACCCTCTATGACTGTTACTACACCCTCTGTAGTGCTGGGTAGGTGCTGCTCCTTGAGTAACTGGTACCACTTCTTAGACCAAGCACTTGGAGCGCCATCCTTGTTAAACATACGGTCAGGTTCAGGCTTATTCTTGTAGCTACACACTGGTATCTTAGGCATTACCTTAGCTAAGGCTTCAGTCTTCTCTAGTTTGATAGCCTCAAGTTCGTTGTAGTGGCGTTGGGCTTTCTCTAGGTCCATTAGCAGAGGGTTAGCCTCTTGCTCTTGCATACACGATTGCTTGAATCCTAGGTAGCGTATGAACCTTAGGATGTCATCACTTAGGAATTCCTGTTGTTTCATCATTGGTATCCTCCTCAAGTGTTACCTTATCAAGTAAGTCTTTACCAAGAAGCTCTTTGATTACCCAAAGCTTACCTTCAGTGGTAACTTCTGTAGCTTCAGTAAAAGCTGGGTGGTACTGCATGAGCAGGGTACTCGAGCGTTCCCAGAGTTCTGCCCAGTAGTCTACCCACTGACAAGCACGATCTAGTTCATCCGCAAGAGATACTTGAGCCTCATAAGCCTCTTGTGCTTGACTTAGTGCGGATAAGGTTTCTAGTGCGTACTCTCTATTACTGGCCTCAAGTTCCTCGATGTACTTAAGGGCGTCTTGAGGTGTACGAGAGTCACTCAAGGTTCCCATATCTCGTAGTCGTTTCTTTAGGTCTTCGTTATTCATAATCTTTAACCCCATGCTTCTCGAAGTCATCAAGGATACGCCAAATCGTAGCCCTAAGTTCGCTTACAGTCTCTGCGTCTAAGCCTATTGTCTCTTTAGTCCACCCTGCCTTACCATCAGAAAAGGGGTAGTACTCGTGTATACCGTACCAATCACCTTCTTCACCCTTATGCTTCATTACCTGATAGTGCCAATGATTAGCTATTGTAAATCTCCTCAAGTCTCTTACGTTGCTTTTGCCATAACCACCAGTTAAGCCTAACGTCACTCTCACACCGATGTTTCATTTGTTCGTATGTCACATCATGCCAGTCTGTCACAGGAGGCTTCTCTAGTCCACTCTCTTGTTGGAAGCTACCCAAGCCATGTGACTGACGATCAGGGTACAAGAACCAAGAGACTGCCAGTGTATCCACATACTTCTTGTAGTCCATAGGCACACCCAAGATACGATTGATAACTACCATATCATGGGTAATGCTGTTGTGTGCTACAAACAAGGTATCTTCTTGACTAAAGAACTCCCTCGTCTCATCGTAGTCCTTAGTGCTGAGGTATGTCTCACCATCGTATGTGTAGCTTAGGATATGCAGCTTGGTACACTCATAGGCTAGACCGTCACTTTCGGTATCAAAGACTACTTCCTTCATCTCCATCATCCTTATGTAGCTTACGAGAGGTAACATACTCTTTGTACTCATCATATGTCAAGAAGTATTTTAGCACTGTGTACATAGCACTCAGGTTAACAGCTTTGTTATCAGGTGTCTCATGGATGTCTTGTGTAGGGTCTTCTAGTCCACTGATGATGTTTTTAAGCTCCTCCACCAACAAGCAATCCTTGAAGTCCCAGAAGTCTTGCCCTAAGTCATTCTTAACCTTCTCTAGGTAAGTCTCTAGGGAACTCTTACGGAGCTGCTTGTTTTCCTCTAGTAGCTCTTCATATAACATCTTGTAGATATGTCCATCGTTAGCCATCAGTAGTCCTCCTTAAATTGCTCTTGTGTATTATAGGTATCTTCTACAACAACCCAATACTCTTTACCAGTGTTTAGCTCTAGGAATTTAGCAATGTCGTTGGCTACCCCACGGTCTAAGCACACAGCGTTAGGGCCTTCATTAGAAAAGCTGTACACCAAGTATACTTTATTAGTCATTAGAAGTCTCCTTATTGTTAGGATTAAGCTCACGAGCTTTCTTCAGCCGTTCACGAGACGCTTCCTTTTGTTCCTCTGTAAGTGTTCTTTTAGAGAATGGGTTTTTACCAAACCTAAAGGCGTACATAGGACATTTGATAACCGGGCATAGCTTAACCTCATTAGCAGAACCACCAGCACATTCAAGACAATTCTGACGGATAGCTTTCATTGGTGACGTAATTTGTGTCATTAGAAGTCTCCTTTGTTTTCTGTTTTAGGTTCCTTAGGGCCTTCTACCACCTTAAGTGTGTAGCTGTCAAGGTCAAAATCCAATGCACCTTCCGTAATACCTTTAACCTTCTTGTTTCTAGCTTTAAGAGCTTCACCAAAGCAATAGAAACTGCCACACTCACCGTACCGACCGACCCTTACCCGCCATTTGTTTCGGTGACGGTAGATACCACTAAAACACTTACCTTGGTTAAGCAAGTTAATACTTTGTGTGGTATCTCTAAGGTTGCTGATTCGGTTGTCTGTCTTATCGCGATTTATGTGGTCTAACACACCATTGGGCCACTCACCATAATAAATGTACCAAGCAAGTCTATGTGCTAAATACTTGCGCCCCCTACCTTGTGTAACGTAAATGTACCCATGCCCTGAGGGCGATCCAACCTTAACACCGTCTTTTAGTATGTACCCAGTGTCGGGGTCATAGGTAAATACGTCAAGTACATTCTTAGAAATCTTTGGTGGTGCCATTGTATGCAGGTTCCTTTGGTGGTTGCACAGGTGTTAGTGTATAACTATTTACGTCAAAATCAAGAGCGCCTGCGGGTCCGTTACCGAGACCAACTCTGTTCTTCCTACCAACCCTAATGTATGTTCTGTTACGCTCCCCTAAATCCTCTGCCTCCTGATCCCTGCCCAAAGTAATCTCAAACGCGGCCTTCTTGCCAATCATACTCGCGTAAAGAGTATCACCTTGTTTATTCTGGTGAGCAATGGTTACAATACCTACGTCCAAATCAGTCGCCATAGTACCCAAGCGAGAGGCTAGGTCAGCTAGTTGCCCCTCTTTGTTATCACCGTGTACTAGGTCTTGGATAGGCTCAAAAAACACATAGTCTACATCAAAAGCAGCCTTCATGTACTTAATCTTATCCAGTAGTACCTCGTAGCCATCCTCAGGGTTAAACGAGAAGTCAATCATACGATCACCCTCTGTGATACGCTCAATACTTTCTTTAACGTCCTCTTGTCTACCCTTCTCATCCACAAACTTCTTTAGTGTTAAGTTATCGTGAAGATCATAACTAACCAACCCTAAAAGACCCCGTAGTTTACTTTCCTCTAAGTGCATCTTAGCAAACTTAAACTCACTTGTAGTCAGGCAACGCCACTCTAGGTATCGCATGAACTCTGATTTTCCTACACCCGTTGGTGCTTGTATCACAGTAAAGTAACCTTTGTTGATGCCTAGAATCTTATCGTCCAACTCAGGAACACCAGTAGTGAAATACTCAAAGTCTGGGCTATCCTCGAACAGCTTTAGATAGTCCTCAGAATCAATAAGCATGTCATCAGGCTTGTATGCCTTAGCGCCCCACCATGCACTCTTAAAGGCTTTCTGATCCCCTGCCTGTAGGAAGTCATTAGCATCCTTGTGGTTGCCGTGATTCATTACGAATACTTTACGTGGGAACATCAGACTGATTCGTTCAGCAACCTTACGCCCAGCGTCATCGTTATCTGTACTCAGGATGATCTTATCAAAGCTGTCCAACCACCCCTTGCACTTCTCCCAGAGCTTACCTGAAGGGCTTGCACTGGGCAAGGATACTACAGGATTGGTGTAAGCAGACCCTTGGGAGAGCATCTGCCAAGCACTAAGGGCGTCAAGTTCCCCCTCTGTAATAGTTACAATCTTGCTGGAGTTCACAGGGAACAGATTCATACCAAAAAGCTCATCAGGCTTAAAGCCCTTGGGTGTGTAAAAATGACCATCGTGATCTTTTGGTAAGTTTAAACGACGACCTTTGTACTTACCAGAGGGGTAGACTGCCTGAACCTCATCTGACACACCCTCCTCAATTACCTTGAAAGTCCTGTGGTCATATATCTTGTAAGGCACATCTTTATAAGTCTTTACACCAAACTTCTCCATAGTGCTGCTAGTGATACCCCGTAGACCTACGTAGGAGCCTCCTACAGCAATACCTACTACAGTAATACCCTTGGGTGTGTAATCACCAAAGTCTTCCCTGCTAGAGGCTTCTACAACACTCGTATCGTCCAACAGTCCTAAGTCCATATTCTGTCCTCTCTTACCCCTTTTGCCCATTAGTTTGCCTTTGTATGCCCACGTCTTAAGTTCGCATACGTGACAGTAACCTTGTTCTTTTGTAGTATTCCAAGAGTACCCGTCACTGGACCCACAACCTTGTGTATCAGGGCAACTTAGGTGTGTTTGTTCACTCATGTAGGCTCCTTGAGTTGTGCGAGGGCTGCGCGGGCTTTACTTTGGTACCAAGATGATCTTTCGCAATCTTCACCCGCAATAATCTCCAAAGCCTCCACCAGCGCCATGACTGCGGCGGCTGATGCTTTTGCCATGTCTGAAACGATTGCGCCAGTATTTGATCCGTATGAAAACGTGCCTTCGTCTATATTATCCCATATTGCATCTTCTATTTTGTCCGCAATCGCCTCTTTGATCTGTTCTTCGTTCATGGCTTAGGCTCCTTGAGTTGGGTGAGGGCTTTTAATACGTCTTGCCCAACGTCATAATCGTTATTGTATTTGTCTAGCATTTCCAGCATCGGGCTATTGTAATCGTCCCCAAGCAACACCCTTGCGGCCTCCTGCACGGTCACGGGTTCAACGCTGGGTGGGGGCTGGGTGCGTAGAGCTTGGATTGCTTGCA